TCATTAGTCGAACCCACAACCAACACTTTGGTACCATCAAAACTAAATGCCATACCTAGAGGAGCTGATTCTTCAGTTGCAACAGACAAGAATTTTGATGCATATGTTGCCGTAGATATATCCCATGCAGTTGATAGTGTATATTGGAATATACGATCATTTGTAGAACCTAGAACATATGCTTTTGTTCCATCATCATTAAAAGAAATAGATTGAGGATTTGTATCTTGTGCAGAAACACTTTTACTCTTTGAATAAATGGTGGTAGATATATCCCAAGCAGTCGAAAGCGAATATTGATATATTGTATCTTTACCTGTACCAACTATGTACATCTGTGTACCTTCAGGATGAAATTTAACATCCGTTGATGTTAAATCACCTGGACCAGATGTTGTTGTATTAGCTATTGAGATACTTTTTGATGAATATGAAGCCGTTGATGTATTAAATGGGGTTGTCAAATTATATTGATATACCTTATCGCCGCTTTGCCCAATAATATACATCTTTTTACCTGATGGACTAAATGCAATTCCAGTAGGTGAATTATCTTGCCCGGCCACAGAAAAATTCACAGAAGTATTAACGGCCGCTTTGCTTACATCAAGTGTTACAGGTTTTTTAGTAGATTCTATACCTATTATTGAATGATCAATATGTTTCATATTAGATGCAGTAAATACATAAGAACCAAACATCTTAGAACCGGCAGGATGTAATACTCTCTTTACAACATCTCTATATTTGTCAACAATCTCTGTTACTCTTATCAAATAAGAATATTCTTGATAAAAATCATTATCTTGAAGTCGCATATTCCAACTCAAAAAACCTTTGGTATCGATATAGCGACCTGGTAAAGTAATAACAGCTGAAACTTCAGGCTTAATTGTTGCGCTATAAGTTTCATCACGTATTGTATATCTTGTTATGCCTGAATTGTCTGTATATGAATCCGTAGTCGAAGTTGTTCCACGAGAATTTATCACCGATGCAGTTGTTAAATTATCAAATGATGCATCAGATGATATTATATCAAGACCTGTTATAGCACCTGGAGCACGAACAGCAATAATTGATGCATCATCTCCTTCAAATCTACCATTTTGACCAGGAAGTCCTAATTCAAATACAACTTGATCTCTAACTGTAACGGTTGGTAATTCAGAAGTATAATTCAAACCTACGCTTGATACAGATATAGCATTAATTGAACCAGCAATTGAATTAGCAAATACTAAGGAAGAAACTAAAGTTGAAGAAATATTTGCTGATGCTAAATTTGCAGATACGGAAGCAGTATTAGTGCCAAGAGATACAAAGGTTGATCCAGTATTAAGCACTACATTTTGTACTGCTGATATAGCATCAATATTTAAGCTTACAAATGTAGTATTTGAAAGAGACGTAACAGTTGCGGCCGCCCCTGTGCCTGATCCTTCGGTTAAACTTATGATGCTTTGACCTAATCGATATCCACTACCACCTCTATTAATTCTAAAAGAGATTGGACCAATATCATTTGTTGATGTAACTCTGGCTGAAGCAATCGCTCCGGCCGATGTTATGATGACATTGTCACCTGCCGCGTGAAATGCACCAGGATTATCAATCTGTTCTATATCAACAACACTACCAAATTGAGATGATACAGTGGCCGTATCACCTAGCGGATTTGTAACAATTTCACCATCCCAAAATCTACCAGTGACATCTTCAACCAAAAATTCATATAGTTCTTGACCTAATATTGTAACCTGCGAAACTTTTTGAACACGCGCAACCGCACCAGATATTTGTCCTGTAATAATCTGTCCATCAAATACGGTAGGATTAGCACTAAATGGAGAACCTACTCGAACTATAGTTTCTTTTACCCAACGACCGTCAGAAGCTCTAAGAATATAATCACCAGGGTATATAATTTCAATATCTTTATTGAATAATGCCTGAAATAGAAACTTATATGAAAATTCCGAACCTCTTGTTCGATAAAAATCTCTGATATGCTTTACAAGAAGTCTTTTGTCTGCTAACACATTTTGTGGTATATTCAACATAAATTCGCGCTGAAAATATTGAACAAAAGAATCTAATGTACGGTCAATATCTTGATAATCTACTAAGCTTCTGGTAGCATCTCCAGCTTTTCCAGTTTGCTCCAAATATTCATAATAGGCCTTTAGAAATGACACAAATCTTGGGCCATCCTCTCTTATGAATGCAGGAAACTGCGATTCAATAAGAGGAGAAATCTTTTTAAAAGTTTCTTCGGCGCCAGAAATGCTCATGTCAGTAAGCTGTCAGCTGTGCGATTGATGATGAATTAAGACTTGTTGTATTACCTAAGGTAGATACTGTTTCAAGTCTTGCATCGATGGCTCCAGTATTATCATTGATCAGAGTTATTTTGGAACCAGCAATTAGAAGAATCTGATTACGCACAGGTGATACATTGTATTCTTCGATCTCAACACGTAGATCGATTTCACCACCATTACCAATAGCTGTCGGTAGGAATGAATTGATTTTAATGATACCGTTTACATAATCTACAGTGCCAATTGAAGTTCGCACAAAATTCTTAGATCCTTGAGACACATAATATACTCTAAGATTACCATATCCATCATCATCAAAAAAGCATGTCTGTCCTTCTAGCGTAAATGATGTAGATGATACTGCTGACACATACCCTGCACTAGGATGAAATAATGCTCGATTAAAAGTTATGGTATATGTATTTTGTGCTGTGGTGGAAGGTTTAAATTTCTTCTGTACCTGAATCTTACCTGTGCTTGACGCGATTGAAGCATCGGCTGAATCTATAAAATCCAAAAATCTAGAAAATCTAAATCTACCATCAAATCTATTGAGATTTGTAGATTCATAGCTTATAATTTTATTTGCAATAGATGCGACAACTTCAGAAGCAGCCAATGTTGTTTGAGTAGGATCATATCTGACAGTTAATGTTGGTACCACATAAAGATATGTCGGATCAACCAGTTCTAGGTCAATCGACTGCACATTATATTGCCTGATTCCAGCTTTAATCTGTTCTTTACGATTTGTAGAGATTAGAGTACCAACTTTTGGTTTGACGGCCGCATATACTTTACCGTAAATTGGTGGATCATTTTCTTCACCACCCCATACATTCACAGCACCAAGATCAGGATTATCGCGTAAAATTAAGCGACGATAATCTTCTCTCGTAACCGCGCGATTTTGGGTTTCATATAAACGAGGAGCATTAAATCGAATTGATTCGATAGATTCTGGTTCAGCTCCACCATTAGCACGATTCATTGATCTAAGTGTAAAGCTACTTTGACCGCCTACCGTACCTACGGCAGTAAAATTATTTGCACCATTTGCACGAGTTCCATTACATACTCTATATGATACTGCAACTGTGCTATTATATGAAGGCTTTCTACCCATGATACCATCACCAAAGCTAATCTTATACAGCTTATTACGATCCGGTTCTATGAAAAATATTTTAGATATCGCATTGACAGTATTCAAATCATTAGCGACATTATATGTCTCTGTATTCCCTGCTGTAGTGACTGCAACAGTTATGCTTGATATATCAGTATTTGCATTTGGTAATACAAATGATGTATTAGCTGCTGAAAATAGAAAACGATGAGTTAGTGGAGTACCTTCGGTAATGTTTATATAACCACTAAAGCGATTTGATGAATTTGCATATATTGCATATGTTTGAGGTGTTACAAATGTGTAAGATATACCATTTACTGATGCAGTAAATTGAGTATCTTTAGTAACAGATATTGTTCTGAAAGTAGAATTGGCGGGAACAGTAAAAGATACTAGAACATTAGCTGTTGGGCCTCTAGCGGATGTTGGTAGATAACCTAACATTTTTGCCCGCGAAGCTACATTCTCATAGATTTGAGCTGTATCAAGAAATCCTTCATTAGCTGCCATATTTGCATAAAATGCATTGTAATATGTGTTATATGCCAACAAATCAAGTAAAGTACCAATAGCAGAATCTTCAAAATCAAAATCTGCAAAATCAGGTTTGCCTGCTAAGAAATTACGGAGATTTAGCCTGATTGTATCAAAATCAAGGCCCGTGACGGTGATCGCGCTATTTGCAGCCATTATCGTAGAGCCTCTAGAGTAAAGTTTAGATTGATTGGTGTTTGGCCATTAATAGGTCTAAACACTACGTTAACTTGAAGAGAATTATTATCTGGATCAGCAGAACTTGATACTGAGAGTATCTCAATTCTTTCATCATAAGTTTGAACAGCATTTCTAATATCAAAATTTATAAGACCATCAAGAGCAGGATGAATAAGTTCAAATAAATTTTGTCTAATATCACAACCAAGAAATGGCCTAAAGGGTCTTTCACCTTTGTCTGTTAGTAATAAACATTTTAATGCCTGCTTTAAAGATTCATCATTTTTACGAATTATCAATTTACCCGTGGTTGGATGCATTTTCATATTTAAATCAAAATCTTTAAATACTGGCGTTTTTATTGCGCTGGCCATATATTATCTCCGTATGCGCCATATTTATCAGGTACTAAGGAGGTGGAGGCCCAGCCTGAGATGCAGCTGAGTTATTTTGTGGTTGTGCTGGTACCGGCGCGCCGCCGACAGGCGCGGCCGGTGGCGCTTGCTGCGCAGTAGATGATGATGGTGGATGCTGTGGTGCGCCAACACCTGATGCTCCTACGGCCGCGCAGATACCTACACCCCTAAGTAATCGATCTATAAGAGAACGAAGATCCAAATTAGGAAATAGAGTTTGTATTCTTAGATATTGTGCAAGATATCTTGCGGGATCATTTACAAATTCTAAAAGTCTATTTACTTCTCCAATAACTTCATTTGCTTGTGATTGAATTGGGCCTATCAATTCTCTTTGAGCAGAATTTATAGCAGAATTTACTGCCGCTTCTATTCGTCCAGGTAAAGATGAAATTGCTTGTGCAGCATCTTCAAGAGTGGTGATAGCTCCATTAATAGTATTAGTGACAGCTTGTATACCAGTACCAGCACCGCATGGTGTAGTATTTGGTGGTGGGAGCCCAATGGGTGGTGTTGTCATGGATTTAGATCCACCCTTGATCCCTTAACTGTCGTTGGGCCCGTAGAATTTACAGTGACAGTTGATTTTCCGGCTACAGTCATATCTGTTCCTGCCGCAACTTCCATAGTTGTTCCAGTTAAATATGATGTCTTACCACTAGCTGCTACAAGAATATCACCCTTGATCATTTCTGTAACATTACTCCCTATTGTTCTTTGTATGATATCAGCATAAGTTTCCGTAGTTGTTGATCCAACAATTCTAGTTCTAGTACCACCAACAGTTTTTGAATCATTTGTGTTTATTTGCGTAATTTCAGAACCAATAACTTCTGTATTTCTATTACCTTCTATCTTTGTAGTCATCTCACCTTTTACATATAAATGATAATCACCTAAAACTTCATGCACCATATCACCATCGACTCTTAATCTAGCATCACCTGCTATTGTCACACTACATGAACCAAATATAATTACTTTTTTATCTCTAACCACTATTTCATAATCATCACCAACAACCCGTGTAATTCTAGTACCATCATCAGTAATTTCGCGATTTGTTCCTGATGCATGATATTCATGTATGCGTCTGGCCCCTACAGTATCATCAGTTTCAAAAATATGACCAGATTCTGTTGTTCGAGTATGATTATATGGATACTTAGGTGGAATAGTCAATCCTTGTAATTCTGGTTGACTCCACGTAGGTGTATCATAAATTGTTTCATCAATATCATCATATGTTACGGATGAAGTTTTTCTAATTGCAGCTTCTGGTACATCAGTAACTCTAGTTGATATACGATCTTGAGTATTTGGATGATCCAGATATGCATCTCCACCCAAAGATAATAATGATGTATCAGGTGTGCCTTTTTCTAAAGGATATGTACCATAAGGATCATTGAAACCTTGATTAGAATTACTGTCATCACCAGGAACACCATGAAATGATCCGAGTATCATAGGAGTCTGGGCGCGCTTGCCGTCCATGAAGAATCCTATGACCCATGAACCTTCAGAAAGTCCTGTAGGTGAATTACCAACACCGCTAGTTGATGCAGAATTGACAGGTACCAAAACCTGGGCCCATGGTAAAGTTGAAGTCGGAAGTTTTGTTTTATCTTCAGTATGCCACCCAAAACATCTTACACGCACACGACCAATCTTTAGCGGATCGGCCCTATCTTCAACTATACCAACAAACCAAATAAACCCGTTTATACCAAGCCAATCTTTATCACGAATCGGCATTACTGCCTCCCATCCACAGGTTGAGAATAAGCATCTTTAACGCACTCGATAGCAGTCACATAGGTTGTTGCACCAGGACTAAATCTATGACATAAAGCTGTTATAAGATATTTGCCTCCGGTAAACCCATCCATCTGTCTTTCTGTTATTGAGCTTTCACCACCTTTTGGTATTTGTATGTAAATTGTATCGCCAGCAGATAGACTAGAATCACCGTGAACTAATATTTTTGTAACATTTGAAAATAATTCGCCGTTTAATGATGTTTCACGAGCTAAAAAATCTTGTCGTCTTCTAAAAACGTTTTGTGTATCTGATTCATTTTCAGACACAAAAGGTATGCTGCCTCTATATGAATTTGACACTATGAATTTTTCGCGAGATGGAGATGATCCAAATCTCTGTGAAGTTTCAGGCGCTAATCTAGGATATTGATTGGATCTTTCTATCGAAGAAAAATCTCTATTATACAAATAATCTGATCTACGAAATCTTTTTGCTACAGGATCTAATGTTAATACTTGAGTTGCAAATTGACCCTCAACCACACCAGAGATTAAATCAAAACCAACAGGTTCTTCTAATGCTGTTATACGATTTCTATCAAATTGAACATCACCAGGAATTCTATCTTGTAAATAATAGTAAATTTTCTTTACAGGTTGGCGCATCAGATATTGAAACGAAGCAAATGTATAACCTTTAGATGTTTCAAAAAAGAAATAATTTGAACTACTGCGACCATTTTTGGATTTGGCCTCATCTGCCAAATGTGTCAATGCTGTAAATGGACTTATTCTAGCAAAAGTTGTCGTATATAATCCGTCAGTAGGTTCTACCGTAACAATTTTTTTATTTGAAATTTTTTGAATATAACTTTGAAAAATTTCATTTAACATAGAATCTATATTTTTATTTTTATAAGAAGATTCTACAATTTCATAACTATCCTTTAACATCTCAGGTGTTGTTAAGAATAAATCATATGTGTCTACCGATTGTTGTATTCTATTTAAACCAGAAAGCTTATAAACTTGCATTCTACCAGAAATTCTATTAGATTCAGGTTCACTATCTGAAAAAGAAAACCGAACAGTTTCTCCTCCTATGATAGGCAAGCTTGATTTCAATGACACAGCATCAGCCACCGATATTGTCATTGAAGTTGATGGTGAATTTAAGCTTTCATAATAGCTAATCTCCGTAAAAATGCTCTTGAAATCAAGAGTCACTCTAGAAGATGTGGATTCAATCGATAATCCATGGATTAAACCCGAACCTGAGACTGGTTGTGTCATTTGTATAGATTTCTAAAAAGTTCGATTATACCGGGTACTTGACTTGGTTCAATTATTGATATATTACGTCTTCTCTCATTTAATCCAGATTCATAATCATATTTGGATATAACTTTTCTTGAAGAAGGTGACAATGAAGTATAAGTGGTTTGATCCACTATTAAAGTTTGTTCAGGTATTGTTATTGTTTCGCCGTCATTATTTGTATAAGTGGATCTTTGTCTTATTATCTGCTCATATCTATGGGATTGTGCCATGGCTGTAGAAACACTACCATATTTTTTTCTGATATAATCATTAAATTGATTTGTTGTTAGTGGCCACTGATAATGTGGATCTAATATCTCATTTGGTAATAATACAAGCCAGTCCAACATAGGATCACCATACAAATTAAAAGCAACCAAATCTGGTCTTTCGCCTTCTGCTATATCATATGTAAAAAATGATAATATATTTCTTTTATAAAAATCACGCAATATGAATCTACGAGTTATATCGGTCGCTTGCACCGAATTAGGTAGAGACGGTAGATTATAATTTATCGTTGGGAAATTTGAAAAATAAGTGGCCATATATCACCTATTATACTGTTCAATTTGATCTTTTGTTACTATATCAGTTTCTTTAAATGCCATTGATATTACTATTTGTGATGGAATTAAAGGTGCATTTGGTTCTTTTATGGAAGCCACATAAGCTGGAAAATTAAGAGGTTGATAATCAACTGTCATAGATTCCATTACACATTCGCCTATCGAAAATAATCTTTTTGTGCCACCTCTGCTCCCAACAAAATTCTGATATATTCCATTTATTGGATTACCTGATGGTTGTAATGATCTATCACCTTGTGCAAATTCTATGTCAAAAACATTAGGATATTCAAAAAATGCTCTAGATGCAGCACCAAAAGTATTTAACCCTTCCGCAGCGCCAGCACCAAATTCAGGAGCTCCCAATCCAGTAGAAATTTGAGAAGCAAATTGAGGAAGTTTTTCACCTAAACCATATCTTGGATGCATAGCTCTTTTTAATTCAAAAATAATTCCCATCATAGCATCACCTTCTCTCTTATTTTTTGGTGAGAGATTGAAAGTAAATGTATGAGTTCTATGTTTTACACCTGTAAATAATATAACTTTATGGGGATTAGCTACTACACCTGTTAGATTGGCTAAAACAGCATTAAGTTGATTTGGTAAAGTTCTGGAAATTGTTGCGGCCGCAGTAGCTGTACCCACACCTGCGGCAAACCCCCCTTGTTGAGAAGATGCACCTTGTATTGTATTAAGAGCCCTTTGTATTGCTTGCTGCATTCCTTGCATCATTCCAGCAACATTTTGTCCTGTAGACTGTGATCCTGCGGATGATACCGCATTTCTAATATTACCAGCGATTTCGCCGGCTTGTTCTGGTGTAGCTATGGAGGCTGCATGAGCAACAAGCTCACCTAAAGCTGTAAGTTCAGGATCTGCATATTCAATACCATACCCTACAGATAATTGTGCAGGCATGGGTAATGTTATATGTGCTATTGGCGAGGCCGCATTAATTGAACGATTACCAAATAATGGAGTATCTGAACTTAAGGTAGATGTTCTGGTGACTCTGGTAAATTTTTTTACAAGAAATGATATATGATGATCTATATTTGAATAATCGCTTGGAAAATATAAAGTTGATCTACCAGATACATTTCTGGGTGGATTTTGACCAGGAGAAAACCTAAGTAAAGGTCCTCTACCAACTAATCCACCTATATTAAACCCGTAACCTGACATCTATATGAGCCCCATCTTGATGCGTATTGTATTTATGCCATACATAAGAGGTGGCATACAAAGGCAAATACCAACCCATAAACCCCAAGAAATATCGTGGAAACCCATCGAACATCATATTTCGTTCGCTATGGGAACGTAGAATCATGATCGAATTTGATAAAAACCCAAATATAATTGAATGGGGGTCTGAAGAAATCATAGTACCATATAGATCACCTATAGATGGAAAAATGCACAGATATTTTCCTGATTTTGTTGTTAAGATGATTGATAAAACAGGAAAAATAACTATCAAAATGATAGAAGTGAAACCTGCCGCGCAGACCATTGCACCAGCACCTCATGACGGTAAGAGAAGGCCATCTGCAAAGTATTTGACCGAGGTTGCCAGATATGGGATAAATAGCGCAAAATGGAAAGCTGCTCGCGAATTTTGTGCTGATAGAAACTGGGAGTTTGTTATAATCACAGAAAAGGAATTGGGTATAAAGTAATGGTAGCATATGTTTTCGATAATCTGCTGACCCAAGGGGAAAAGCAGGGTCTGCTACCAAATAAGACCCAGCAGGCTCGCAATTGGTTTCGTGTTCAGGCTAGCAAAGTAGCGATGAGCCCAAATGCACTTATGGCTAATGATCGTAGCGCGATGACATCCGTTCCTATGATTGGTCAAATGTATTTGTTTGCATATGACCCAAAGACAAAAGACAAGCTTCCATATTATGACAGATATCCCCTAGTGATTCCTTTTGATTCTACAAGACTTGGTGGCCGTGCTGCTGGCACATCATCGTCTCAGGGTTTTATGGGTCTCAATATGCATTATCTTCCATTGAGACTTAGGGCTCGATTGATGGATGCGCTTTATACTGTCATAAGCGATGACAATTATGATGAACGCACCCACCTTCAGGTATCATATAAG